ACCTATCATGTCAGGCTCTTTTATAATGCTATTTTTAACGGTCGTTAGATATGACACTACATATCCGGAGTATAGTTTGACGGTACGACCGAAATCCTACTATGTCCGAGTGCCTCAGATGCCCGGATGAGTGCTCTCCGGTCGTATACGACCCCTTTCATATCACCACGGCAATAATATTTCTGTTTCTCAGAAAGTGTCTCCAGAGGCCGTTTTTCGGCCTGATACACCCTGTTGCAGTACTCTTTTCGATAGGAGTGCTCGTCCATAGCATGAGGGACTTTTGAGAAGATCCTCCCGTCCCTGGCCTCCCGGCACAACCTCACAACCAACTCTATCTCCTCCGGAGTCCCCATGATCGGAGAGACCCTCGACCTCCGGCCCTTTGTCCCGTCCGTGACGCTGAGATAATATCGGTCCCCTTTCCAGAGGAGAGCCGTCCCCCTGATCCGTCCGAGCTCCCTCCTCCTCAGCCCGGTACACTTGCCAAACGTCACAATATCCTTGTGCTTCTCTTCCGAGAAATGTTTATCATACTTTGTCGGACTCCGGCTCCTCTTGATGTCCGTCCGCTTTCTGGGAGGAGTCTTGATCTCAAGATCCTCCGTCTTGCATCGGTAAAGTTTCGCAAGTGCTGACACTTCAAGTTTCTGAGTCCATGCTGAGAGCTCCGATCGAGTCCCCATCCACTCCGGAACATACTCCCGGCACTCGTCCAGAGTCGCGCAGCCATGCCGTTCTTTGCAGTATTTCACGAAGTAACAACAGTGTTTTTTATAGTTCTTCAATGTCGTATCCGTATAGATCCGGCCCGTCATGCCTCCCTCGATCTGCTTATCAAGATGTTTCTGACGGCCTTTCCCGGCTCTAAACTGACTGTCTAACTCGTCTGAGACCTGTTTAACGAGCGTTTTCCTGTTCTTGTGTCCCATTGCCCCACCTCCTCTCTAAAATGGATTTAAGAAGCTGTTAAAGCCCTTTCGGGTATCCCACTATTAACAACGCTGTTATGGATCAGCTCCGGAGATCTCGTTCCCCGGGTACGTTCTGCCCTTGTCATTTACAGCCTAAGACAGCTCCGGCTCTCCCTCTGGTTTGCTGTTGTGTCTTACCGTACTCCTCTAGCCCGATGAACTTACATCTAAGGTTCTGCTTTTCTGATTCCTGGCACCCTATCCCGGTGCTCCTCTCTCGATCCTTTCCGGATCATTTCTGTCTGTTTCCTCCTTCTTGTGTGATAAATCCGTTACCACAATAAAAATGATCTTTCTTTCGTAAAACAAAACTGTCCTCCTTCTTTCTCTCCATCAATCAGCCTCTCACAATCTCTATGTAAGATTTTCTGATCTGAAGAAACTCCATTTTTTCATTCCTTACTCCTTATATGTCCGAAAACGTAAATTATAAAAAATTACTCGAGCAAATTTTTATTTATCCGTTTACCCCCACATTTTCATGTGTGTGTAACCGTATAAAATGGCCCCTCTACCGGGAGCACAAAAAAAAGAGAGCCTTTCGGCTCTCCTTTCAATCATCGTATATTCTAGTTGTTGAGGATCTCTTTCTCCAGTTCGTCAAAATCATACTCATTTTGCTCGAACTGGTTAAAGGGATTCTTCTCCGGTTTCTTTTTCTTCTCCCCCTTGAGAATGTCTTTCGCCACTTTCAAGACCTCCGGATTCTTGTCAACCCTCTCTTGGATCTGCTTGACCTCCTCAGCCGATGCTACTCCGGGATGTAATGAAACCGTCCAGTAAAAGCGATATGCAATGATTTTCCCACCGCTTTTCACCTTCTCATAATATGCCCCATCAGGTTGGATGATAAGATGTATCATCTTTGTCTTTGACAACTCCTCACATATTGGATCTATAACCTTTCGCTCAAAGTGAGTCCTTGCAAAGTGCCCGTCGCTTGTCATATACGAGCCCTTTCCGTCCTTGGGAATGTCAAACAGTTCCTTGAATTTCCGGATACTCACAGTCCCCTTGTTTATGGGGAGCCTTGTATCAGAGTTATCTCTCAGGAACTCATAGAACAGAATTGCTCTCTCCGTTTTCATTCTGAAAACATCCTCAGACCACATCGTTATATAATTGGTCTCAAGGTTCCCAAAGAGCCCCAGAAACTCCTCCTCAAGCCGAATCCGAACAACATTCTTGAACATCGCAACAGTGCGGACAAAGTTCCCGTTGAGATACATTCCCTTGTCCTTATCCGCAAATTTCAAGAAACTGTGTTTCGGCATTTCCCCGATAGATCTATTAAGATCGGCGGACAAATGGTCTATATCCGAGTTGATCCCAACTATTTTAGCAACCTCTTTTTTATTCAGATACAGAGTATCAGGACACTTTTCTTTCCACTTGATCTGACTAAGCGCATAGACAAGTGTTTTGTGTTCGGAGAGAGTCATTTGTTTCCGAGCCTCAGCAAATACCCGTGACACCGCAAACAGATTTGGTTTCACGTCCTCCTCGAAATACTCCTCTAAACTTATCTGATGATACTCCTCATCTGTATAGTTCATTGCCATACACTAATACTCCCACGGTTTAACGTCCATTTTTGCAATAACTTTGTCGATAGTACCCTCAACATCGTCAAGTTTAATGTTCTGTTCCTCCAGCTGTTCCCGGAACATTTCCCGAAACACTTTTTCTGACGGATAGTCCCCGTCTGCAAATGCGAGCAAAAACCTTATTGTATCGTCATCGTTTCCGTTTACGAATTTTAGTCCTCTCATCCATCCATCATAGAAAATATAACCGCCTCTCAATGTGTTTCCTCCTTCTTTATGATAACTCTTGCAGTGTGACTTTGCAATGTTACCAGTCACATTCCAATCTCACATTCACCCACGCACAAAAGTCACACTTACCCACGCACAAAAGTCACACTTTAAATCACCGTACCCACGCACAAAAGTCACAACATCTTTAGTAAGTAAATAAGATTAATAAGTAGTCTGCGACTTGATACACCCACTCTCAAAAGTGGCAGAATGTAAACGCACCCACGCACAAAAGTCACAACATGAAATCTGTCTGTTGTGTCTTTTCCGACCTCGAAACTACTATTTCCGAGCCCGATCCGTCCCGGCCTGGCTGAATTTATATGTCTTTTTTGACCTATACCACACTTTTGACATTATGTTGTCGAACCAGTTTTATCAGCGGTTTCCGGACTAGCCCTCTGCGAGATTGCTGTTTTTCTTTATCCTTGCCCCGATCGCAAGACCCATGAGGAACATATTCTCCCCAAATAGATATTCATCTTCAGCACTGTCTTTCACTTGCTTCACGGTGTATGCGGTCAAATCCCTCTTTGGATTCTGCTCCAGTATCTTTCGACCTTCCTCGATCAGCTTCTCAATGTTGTATGCCCCTGTTCCCATGCTCTACTCCTTTCTCTTGCGATAGAGTCCGAAAAAAGTCCTTTCATAGCTGTCCGCTTCTTTCCGGAGCTCCTCGATCTGTTTCCCCTGTTCCTCGTTCTGACGTTGTAGATCCTTTCTCAGTTCCTTCTCTTGCTCAAGATCGGCTCGTTTCTCCTCGATCGCTGCCTCAGCCTCTCTCAGCTTCTTTTTCTGCTCCTCGTGATCCGTGAGAAGCATCTGGTACTTGATCCGATCCTCAAGCCCGGCCCTTGTCTCCTCTTGTAACTGGATCACTCTCTTTTGCACTTGGAGGAGCTCCGTCTTTAATGCCTCGATCTGAGCTTGATACTCTCCATTGTCGGCCTGAGTGTCCTCGATCTTGACCACAATCGGAGACAGCCTCCGTCTCTCTGACAGGAACTTTTGAGCGTACTCGTCAAGATACTTTGTGTTGTCCATCGTTACGATGTGGCCCTCAAGATCCTCAGCGTACTTAATTACTTGTTTCCTGACGGCCTCATAAGTGATCCGCTTTTCCTTTGCAAATTGCCTCAGTGTTACGAGCTCCATGATACCCCCTCACAACTTTGGGTTGTGATAACTCCTTGTGTGTGGTTGTTTGTGCGATTAAGACGGCTAAATAAGCCACATACAACTATTGCAGATACAAAACCTCGTGTAACGAAAACTTGTGTCTTTTTCATAGTATCATCCGGGAAATTTAACGTCAATTATTAACCTATCAAGGGACGTTCCCAGAGGCTCATAGAGGCTCGTTTATGTGTGGGCATAGAGAAACCCGGAGGACGCTCAAAACGCGCTCTCCGGGCCCTCAGAACCGTTATAACGATATGATTTACTGTTGTGCTTTCAGCTCTCTCTTGTACTTGTAATAAGATCCCCGAGCGCATCCGATCAGCTTGATCACGTCCGCATCAGAGAGCGTCCCCTCAAAGTCCTGAGAGTGTTTCCGGATGATTTCCTTTGCCCGGAGGCTCTTCTTAGTTGTCAGTTTTGCCCCCATCGGCTGTCCGATCTGTTTCCCATTGAGACGAGCGGTCTCGATCCCTTCCCTCGTTCTCTGGTGGAGATCGTCCACCTCTTTCTGAGCCTGATCGAAAGCAAGCCGGATCTGTTCCTTAGCAAGACTCATGAGATACTTATTGACTCCCTCGAGGATATAGTCCACATTGGTTCCCGTCATCGGAACACCTGACTCAAGAGCTTTCCGGTATGTGTCGCTGTTGATGTGTGGCTCTTTCAGAAATACAAGGTTCACTCCCTTCTTAAAGAGCTCCTCATATACCAGAAAGCCCTCCTCCGCGTCACGGGACATCCTCGACACCTGGTCGAATACGATCGTATCTCCGGACTTTACTGTCTTATAGATCTTGTTCCATCCCGGACGATCGAGCTTTGTTCCGGTGAACTCGTCCGTTACAATAATAGCCTCCGGATACTTGTCCTTGATATTCCTGATCTGTCTTTCAATGTTCTGCTGTTTTGTGCTCACTCGTGCATACCCGTAAATTTTCATGATTCCCCGTCCTTTCTATGTTGTGTCATTTCTGACGTTCGTTTCTTTTGACACTTCAAAGTTAACATATAAAGGACAAGGAATCAATAACTTTTGATACTTTATGGAATTACGTCACTTTTGACACTTAGAAATTTTCCACAAGCGACTCCGTCAGCTGTTCCCATCTGTCAAACATCCCCTCGTTCTCCGGACGATGGATCTCCGGATTGCCCACACAATACTTAGCAACGTTAACGAGAGAGTCGAAATTGCTGAGGATTGCCCGTCCGTCACACATCTGGGCATCATGGACGATCCCGTTCAGAACAGAGTAGTCCGGATTTCTGTTCCCGTCTTTCTGAAAGATCTCCTCAGCTCTTGTTTTCGCTCTCCCGGCAATGACACGCACCATTGTATGATTGCCGGACTCCCGGGCAGCGTCAGCGAATTTTTTCATCTCTTTTGCTGTCAGGATATCGGAATCGAGGAGAGTCATGACGTTGCTGTCGAGAGCTAAGGGATCTGCACAAAAGGCCTCATTGATCGCTCCGGAGAGCTCGTTTCTGATCTTCTTAGCGTTATCGAGGATAGAGAAACGTTCTTTCCTTACCTCCTCAAACGCATTGCGCGCCCGATTTTCTTCCTGCTTGAGCCGGGTCTCCTCAAGATCTTTCTCGATCCGTTCGGTACTCGTCTCGTTGAGAGGCTTGAAACGATGCTCTTCCCGAAACTTAGCATAGTTGTTCTGGGCCTCTCTGAGACGCTTCTTTGCGTCTTTATAGCGGTCTCTGTACTTCTTGACTTCCTTGTCCATTCTTCTGGCATAAGTATTAAATCTTGACATGATCTTTCCTCCTCAAATACTGAAAATTGATGTTATTGTTCTCTTGATTCCTTCCAGATCCTCCCGGATGTCCCGGAGCTCTCTGTTTTCTTTCCTGTTCGGGTACATCGAATCAGATATGTAATCTACCGTGAACAGCGTTTTATGATACTGAGAATGATCTTTCACGAGCTCTATACTTGCGTCCTCGAGCTCATGGAATCCCCTCAAGACTCCCGTCCAGGTATCCGGAGAAATGCTCTCCCCACATACCGGACAAGTCCGAGCACTCATTTTCTTCCAGTCATCGCGATGGTATACATCCCATTCCCCACCGCAATTATCACAGTGTATCCGTAAACGACCCATAAGACCTCCTTTCATGCCGTTCCTCTGTAATAGATCTCCCGATCGAGCGCATAGGCCAGAGCGTCAATCGTGTGATTATCCTTATCCGGGAGATCTGATGTGATCTCTCCGGTCGTTCGCTCGATAACATACCCATAATCCCGGAACTCCCTTGCGCTCTCCGGAGTCCGTTTCGGATCTATCACGATCTTTCTTCGTTGCAACCATTTCACCCGGTACTGTACACATCCCGGCTCTTTGTGGCATTTCCTGACACGGAGATCACAGTGAGACAGATCGTTTATGCTCTTTGGTTCGGCACTGTCACAGACAATAGTGAGCTGTTCCTTGGAGATATAGCTGTTATCGAAAAATGAGAAGTATCCCGGGGAGTTGTCCCATCTGTCGAGCTTTCTCTCTTTTATGAGAGTTGCCAGTTTCTCATTACTGCAATGCCGTTCATAGATCTCATCCATGAACAGGATCGTCTCCGTCTTTCTGTCATAAGCAACCCTTACACAAGCACACGGATCACTTGCAAAACCGAAATCGAGGCCGATAAACACATATTCCTGACTCTTGATCTCCTCGTCAGTGATCTCCCGGATCTCGAGATTAGGGAACACCTCAGAGCCCGTCCCCACCGGGATTCCAAGATACTCATGCTCATAGGCCCTTGGATTGATCCCTTTCAGCCTTTCGGCCTCGTCAATGAATGGCTGCCCGAGCCACTCGACCGGGACAGATCTGTAATCCGTCTTGAACGTCAGAGCCCTATCGTCAGGACGCTCAATGTACTTGTTCGCCCAATTTGCCGTACTGATCGGAGGATTGAAGCTCCGGAACACCGTGAACCGATCGCCCCCACGGAGGACAGACTGTTGCAGATTTCTCAGCTCCGGCTCTCCAGTGATCTCACAGAACTCCTCGAGCCACAGAAACCGGAAATATCCCCTTGCCGGCTTTAATGACTTCAGTTTCTGGGGATCATCCAATCCCGTGAAACGGATGACCTGACCCGTCACATATATGAATTGCATCGGCTGAAGAGTGCTCTTCCAATACTGACTGACCCCCAGAGTATCTATTGCCCATTGGATCTGAGAGAAAACAGACCCTCTCAGCGTCACAGCCCACTTTCTTACGATCAGAGCATTACTGAGACCGGACTCGTCTTTCATGATCTCGTCAACGACCTCCAGTCCGCAGAACGAGCTCTTTCCGGAGCCACGTCCACCCGGCAGATTGTAGAAGAGATGATTTCCCTCCCGTATATCCTCATGAATGGGAACGTAACAATCAGCAATGTGAGAAGTGACATCTATGCTCCGGACAGTCTCTTTCAGCTTCTCAGAGGCCCCTTTTGACCGCTCCACAGCCCTCAGACATCTATCCAGTTCTCTATCCGATATTCTCATCAATCACCCCTCAGAGCGTCTCTGACACGTTCCCAGAGGCATCTGTGAGCGCGTTTATCCTCTTGATAATGTCTGTTGTGGTTGTCCAGTCCCTCAGCTGATTCATGAGGATCTGTATCCCGTTCAGCTTGACCTGGGGAGCCGTCTCCGGATCTTCAATGATCTGTTGGAGGATCTCGACATCCTTTACCAAATAGGACTGCATCTTATTGACGGCACTCTTCAAGATCGCGTCCTTGCGCTCCCTGATCACTTTCTGAAATGTCTTGTTATTCTTGAGCCGGTACACCGTACTTTTCGAGAGTCCGGTCTCTGCCATGATGTCCACAGCCCTGTAATTGATGAGAAACGCACTGATCACGCGCTCATCCTCTTCCCATTTTCTCGGAACACCCATCAGAACACCTCCCACCCCTTGACGAGCTCCAGAACGATCTCCGAGGCCTCCAGTTTCTGCTCGTTTGTACTTGCCGGATCATTAATGATCTTCACCATAGCGTGACGGATGTCCTCCCTTATCTGGTTGAGCTCGTGACGCTTCGCCTCCCGTCTTTCCTGATTCTTTCGTCTGGTATCGACAGCCTTGTTTTCAGATCTCTCAGCATTTTTTGGACTTTCCATGATTCCACCACCTTTCTCTTATCTTCAAACTCGTTACAGTAGCACACCTCCCCCGGATCGAGATGAGCACCGCACTTTGGACATTTTCTGAAATACTGACTCATGCTTACTGTATCCTTTCCGGATCATCCTCCCGGGAGAGAGAGGGGAAATGATACAGTAAGTAAAAAATCCCTTAAACATCAGCTTTTTGCTTACTGGATCACCATGAACCAGTAAAGGGATCTGACGTGAACCAGTAAGTCCTTTATGTGCTTACTGAATCAGGTTGATACAGTAAGTAAAAATCCCTTAAATATCACGTTTTTCCCCTTACTGGATCACTTAGCCTCACTCTCCCGGAATGACCTTCTTTACATAGAATGTTTTTGCATTACCGAATCCCTCGACTGTATACTGGATCTTTCCCTCTTTCTTAAGCTCAGTCTTTGCACGTTTGAGCGTAATGAACGAGACTCCGGATGATTTCACGGTATTGTCGAGATCAGAGACCCGGTGTGTCTCCCCATCAGACAGAATGTTGAGAATGATCTCTTTGGCCTCATCCCTTGCCGGAGCTGTCCGGGAGACCCGGCTGTTCTCAGCCACGTAATCACGATCTCTCTTCTCGCTCGTTCCCTTGTAAACGATCCGTCCGTCCTCGATCGAGTAAAGGATCGTCTCCTCCGGCTGCGCGTAATTGGATTTCTCATGAGAGAGATAATGAATATCTCCCTCTCCGGTGTATCCCACGATCAGGACGCTCCGGGCAATGTCCCAGATGTCAGCCGAATCCGCGCACCTTGTACGGCCCGAGACCCCGAGTTTCTTGTTTGTGTGCATGACGATCAGGAAAGATGTCCCGTATTTCTCCCCGAGTGCTATTAACGGGCTCATGCACTGCCTCATTGCGTTCCGGCTCCCCATCTGGACTGTTGCCGGGATGAAACTTTGCAACGGATCAAAAACGCATAGTGCCGGACGATTCTCAGCTATTAGCTCCTCGAGCTCCGGAGCATCGAACTTGATCAGATCGAAATCTTTGTCAGTCAGATCCACGAACAGGACTTTGCTCTCATCGGCTCCGGCTCTCCGGAGCCTCTGTTTCAGCACCTTGGGAACACTGTCCTCAGAGCTGAAGAACATACACTTTCGGCCCTCTCTCTTTTCATCAAAGGGATTGTCTGTGTCAAAGATCGTCTTGCCTCCGGACGTGATCCCGGCCACGAGATTGCACCATACGGACGTTTTACCCTGTCCACCGTCACCCACGAGGAGAGAGATCTGTCCTGACGGGATATAGTTCGGAACGAGCCACTCGACTGGCTCCTCCTCGACATCACTCATACTGAGAGCCCGGACCCTTGTCTCCGTCCTTGTGTTCTCGATCAGTTTCTCGAGATCCTCGACAGAGTGCGTCTCGAAGAAATCAGAAACGTCTCCCTTTTCAATGTCCGGAGTAGGAATAACCACTTTCACGGAATTCGCAACTTTCCGGAGATCCTTCTCGATTGCCTGAGCTGAGGCCTTTCCCGGCTCGTCATTGTCAGCCAGGACAACAACGTCCGCGCCCTCAAACAGCTTTGCACATGCCGGATTCCAGTCCCCGGACGCTCCGCACGTTACCCCTGTGAGACCGTGATAAACGAGCGTATTCACGTCTTTCTCGCCCTCACAGTAAAAGACCCGGCCCCCGTCCCCTATCGTCTTTCTGAGCCCTCTCAGGCTCTTGCAATAGACAGCCGGGATGTCCTTCCGGCTCTTTCCCCTGAGTCCATATTGGAACCGATCTCCCTCCATGATCCCGTAAAGGAATTTCTTCCCAGAGAGCCGGAGCCTCGTGAACACATAATTTCCGGACAGATCCACATACTCATAGACCGACTCGATCTGACGCTGTTCCCGGCTCTCGACATATTGTCTCCACTTGTCATCCGCTCTCCGGATGGGCTCCTCGAACAGATCTGACATTTTCAGCCCTACCGCTCCGAGGATCTTCTCCGTATCGCATCCGGCCTGACAGTGCATGACTGTTCCCTTATCTCCCCGGGAGATCGTCAGCGAGGGATTGCTGTCTGTATGAGATGGACATATACACTGAGCCTTATCCTTACTCCGTCTTTTCACTTGGAAATGGGATAAAATCTCGTCATAAGTCACTTTCTCCCGGCCTCCCTTGCCTTGATCTGGGCGATTGCCGTTAGAATCCGGATTCTGTTCTCCGTTGATAGCTGTGTTCTCATCAGCCTGGACAAGCTCCCACGATGAATCCCTATTTCCTTAGCAATGGCCTTGTAAGTAAGACCTGAGTCCGAGACTAGCAATCTGATATCTACGTTTTCCATTCCTTTTCCTCCCTTCTCTTGTTATCTGTTGACAGTGTACAAGTAACATTGTATATTTTGAAGCGTGATAGAAAACGTATATTCGAGAAAGGATTTTAAAAAATGGGCTCTAAAAACCGAATTTATAATTTTGACGATGTGAGAGATAATTTTGGAGAAAAGCTGAAAGAAGCGCGAAAGAAAGCCGGATACAAGACGCAAGAGGCCTTTGCTGAGGCCTTTGATTGTAAGACTGAGAGCGTCAGGAACTGGGAACAGGGACGCACATTCCCGGAGATCGGAACACTGTTCCATCTTGCTGACTTCTTAGACTGTGACCTTGATTATCTGATCGGACGCATAGACAAACCGACCCATGACCTCCAATTCATCACGGACGAGCTCCGGCTCTCTGAGGAGGCCGTGAAAAAACTGATGCAACTGTCAGATAGACAGCTCCAGTCTATCTCTGAGATCATCGAGCACCCGAAATATGGAAAAATGACCGCACAAATCAGTGATTTAAAGGACAAAGGGAGACTCAACGACACAACCGCTCTCCTCGTCATCAATCACGTATTGAAAGGGATAAATGACCAGCCTACTCCCCCAGTCCATGAAAACATGATCGAACAGGCGATAATATATAACTTGTCCACCATATTCACGCAAATAGTTTGTGACATTACAGATACAGAGCTTTAGGAGGACATAATGAAAACAATAAGAATTTGGAAAGCACCCCAAAATGAGCACGGTGCAAAATATGTCACCGTTGACGAGCAC